ATATCGTCAGGCTGCTCAAGATAATGCGGCTTCATCTAAAGGCCTGGAGTCACTTGTTTATAAGGTCTTCGGAGCTGACAGATTGGCTTCCATCTCTTTATCGATGGATCCCTTTTGGCAGTTTCCGAAGTCCTCAACGGTTAAGAAGATTAATCCACTTCTATTGGGATCAGTCTTCCCCGTTCAAGTTGTTCCTCCTCTCAGATATAGGGTTCTTCCCGCCATCCGTGCTAGTACTTGCACGGAGTATGCTAATCGACATGTCGATAGCTACAGTGGCGGGCCTACATTTGATGGACATGCCTGGCACCAAGGTGCCTTGGCAAAAACCCTAAGCCAGGATTTCAGATCGACTCTCACGAAGTTCGTGCAGTCGCCTGTTTCCGGGTTTATCCGTGACACCACAATTAGAACCCGTAATGGGTATCTTCGCGGCGATACACCCTGGTTTTTTGATCATAAACCAGGATGGTCCGTCCGCAAGACTAAGCGTGATGGTTCTGGAGATAAGGTCCCTGTTAGGACACAAGGGGAGTGTGAGTTATACTTCCCTCGTATCGTTAGCAATCAGACCTTAACCTCTATTAGTGGACTTAAGTCCACCACGGAGACGAAATGGCTCGCTGCTCAGCAACCCGGTCCGTTATGGAACGAGTCTGACCAGTACGAGTTCGTTACGTCGCGGTTTGTCGGGCCTTCAGTTGGCGTTGACGCTGCCTCAATGGCCTCCATGCTTTCCTCGTTGCAAACTGCAACTCGCCAAGCTCTAGCTGACAACGTTTTGCGTATGTACGCAAAATGTTTGCCTTCTAGGAGAAGTTCTTTGAACGTCTCCCGTGAGATTGGAGAGATAAAAGACATGCCACAGTTGGTTAATGGCAGTCTTCGTCTCTGGAAAGATATAGAGGACATTGTGGGACAGGCTACATTTAAGAAAATGCAGTCTGAGCCCGGCATCTGGAACCGATCCTTCAGATTACAACTCTCCTCCCCCCTTAAAAGGGTTGGTGTTGTTGTGTCTGCAGACCAAAAAGCATCCGACGCGTACTTAGCTTTTAAGTTCGGTTGGTTGCAATTGGTCCAGTCGGCCCAGCGTCTCGCATCCATGCCAGAGCGTGTAACGAGATCAGTTAACTATCTGATCTCTCGCAATGGCAAGGATACTACCCTCAGCACGGAAATCAAAATCCCGCTTGAGGGTGTCGCCGCCCCTGGTATTCTTGTTCCGTTCAGTATCTGGGAGGCAAAGCGTTCCGAGTCTACAAACTCGGACGCTTATGCCAGGATCCGCTGCGTTGTTAACAGTGGTATCCTCTTCCCATCTATTGAACTACCTCGTTTGAGAGCTAACCTTTACTCTCAGACTTTGGGAACGTTTCCCACGCCCTCGGTTATCTATGACTTGATACCGTTTACGTGGATCGTTGACTGGGTCTCCGGTTTAGGATCTTATCTCCATTTGTTGGAGCAAGTTTCCTTTTCCGGGGAAATGCCGGTCAACTATGGGTTTATGACAGCTCATGTGAACTGTCTATTCTCCCATACGTTGAACACTACCAGGGTAGAACATTTCAGTCGCGGTGATCCCACCCCTGTGAATGCTCCCCGTACCGTCAGTTACGACGTTACGCGTGAGTACCGTAGGACTGGGCAAGTAGCGGTTAAGTACTACTTGCGTTTAGCGATTGAAAGTCTATTCGATGCAAAACTTTACAACGGTCTGAACTTAACATCAGATCAGTTGCCGGTCTTGCAAGCCCTCTTTTCGAGGTTCTTGTAGATCGGTTTCTTACTGGTGTTGAATCTTTCAACACTAGAACAATCCAAGGAATGGACTGTCCTCATGCTTATTGACCCTATTGCCATTGCAGCCTCTTCGCCGACACCGGCATTGACTTTTGGTGTCGTTGATATTTCGCCGTATGCCTCACTGCGCCTTGACGCCCCAAATAATTGGAGCCTCAAGTTCTCGCATAAAAGGCCTACGACGAAGAATTCGGAGACGCATTACATGCAGATCCAACAGACGCGTTCTGTCGTCGACCCCGTTACAGGGGCTACGGCGCCAGCAACTGCTTCTGCTTCGATCTCCGTGAGTGTTCCTCCGAATGGCTGGTCTGACGCGGAGAAGGTGAAGCTTCTTCAAGCTCTCACCGATACCCTCGCCGACTCGGATGTTACTCCGACAAAGTTCTTGGGTTACGGTACGTAACCTAGAACTGGCAGTACCTACTTAGCGTGCGGCATTCCCGAAAGGAATGAAATGCAAACCTGTACTTCGTACAAGTGCGCACCCCGCACGCTTCCTCTTTTTGAGGCATGTGGGTACAATCTCAGGGTTCATGATGGAGTCCACTTTTTTCGGGTACGTGCGAAAGCACGCGCCCTTAGTGGTCTCCTAAGGTTCTCCCGATATAGCGACGGCCGGTATACTGTATGTTACAGTCCGATCGCCGCTTCGCGAGATGCTGGATATCCGCTACTACAGCGTGTACTCAGCCCCTTACTCTTCGAAGAGATCATGTTTGCCATAATCACGAAACCGCGTAATAACCAAAGGCAGTTTCTTGAGAATGGACTCTGAGATTTTATGGTCGTAGCATGGCAGGATTGGTCAGCCTATGAGGGCGGCCATGAAAAGCCTGTTAAGACTCTCCAGGAGCCTATTCGCAGATCTGCGAAGGCTCCATCCTGAATGTAAAGGATTCGACCGTGACTTACAAACGATCGAAGCGCGTGTCGAATACGAGGGCGCTGGCTTCATTGCCGTCGCTCTTCCCGCCATGGGCAAGGCCTTTGATCAAGGTCTTGCTTGCGGTAGGATGCCTTCTGTCCGCGGTTTTTCTTGCGGATCAGGAGCAATCCCCCAATTTCTCAGGGGTATGCTCTCGCATGTATTCGATACTAAAACAGGGTTCCTTCTGAAGAATCCTAGTGTTGAGTATATACTCAGCATTAGGCAAGTTTTATACTTCTTCAAGAAGTTCCTGCCATCCGACCGCAGAACATCTGTTCTTCACGATCGGACGGTAGCTGACTTCAAGGAAACTGACGGTCAATGTAAAGGAACTTTTGAGTTTTCCTTTGCTGACCGTCTTTCCCATGTCGCCCGCTTGGTTCTCCTGGATCTCGATGAGTTCCAAGAGATCAAAGGTAGGCATGGCCCTGGTGCTGTTGCTGAGGGCCACAGTTCGAACCAGAAGTGGTCTGAACTGTGGTCTGGTCTTGTTGATTTTGACCCCAGGCTGTTATCCCTTGGGTATGATATGCCAATACTTGGCCTATCACCTACCAGAGGAGTACAGTCTGACAGCAACATCCGTGGACGCTTGAGTTCTCGACTTGTCACCGTTCCAAAGAGCTCTTCTGCTCTGAGAACGATCACCGTGGAGCCCATGCTGAACCAGTTTGTCCAGCAAGGTCTCAATTGGCATTTGCGGGATTGTATCCGCCGATGTCCAATCTTGAAACGGAGTCTTGAACTCAACTCTCAGGTGCCGAATCAACTCTTGGCACTCCAGAGCTCCCTCTCCGGCGATTACTCTACGGTTGACCTATCTTCTGCCAGTGATTTACTATCTCTACAGACAGTGGAGCTAGTATTCTCTAGTAGGAGGCGTTTTCTTAACGCTTTGTTAGGTTGCCGTACTGAGTCAGTTGAGGTGGATTCCAATCCACTTCTTCTGAAAAAATACGCCGGTATGGGAAACGGCTGTACCTTTCCTGTGCAAAGTGTCGTATTCGCCTTACTAGCGATATGCGCTATGCACCGTGGGAAATGTCACCCCACGTACAAGGAGGTACAGTCGTATGCGTCTAACGTCCGTGTGTTTGGTGATGATATCATCATTCGCACGGATTACATTTGGGAGCTTGGTAGATGGATGTCTGAGTTCGGTCTTAAGATCAACCGTGCAAAGACCTTCTATTCCGGAAAGTTCCGGGAGAGCTGCGGCGTGGATGCGTATAACGGTGTCGATGTGACTCCGTGCTACCTCCGCGTCGATCCATCTTTAACCTCCGACGTGCCTAGTTCATATGCGAGCCTTGTTTCGTCAAGCAACCAACTTTGGTTGCGAGGCTATTACTCGGCAAGCCTGTGTCTTCAGCGAATGCTTGAGAGGAAACGACCCCTCCCGCTCGTTCGCTCGGACTCTTCAGGACTAGGTTGGCATACCCGTCAAAATGTTCAAGAGTTCCATCGTTGGAACCCCTTGTTACATAGGTTTGAAGTCAAGACCTATGTTCAGATCCCAAAGCGGCAATCTGACAAATTAGACGGCGAGCCAGGGCTACTAAAGTTCTTTCATTCCCCGCGTATTGCGGAGGATGATCCGGACCATAGTAGGACCTCGGTGCGGCGCTTTTCTACAAAGCTCGCAAGGAGGTGGGTGCCATAGGTAAGACCCTATGACTTCGGGCAACCGCTTCTCTTTGAAGCCGGTTTGCTGCGGGGGGATGCATGACAACCTGCTC